TAAAATATCTTTATTATTAAGATAATTGACCTTTCTCATGTGTAGGGGTTCCTTTTAACTACTACTATTATATAGCCTATAAATACACTATACAAGAGGTATTTGGAAAAATGGCAGATTATACCGCAGATGGCTATATTGTAGCTCCGACGATTGAAGTCACCGCACCAGTCGCTGATCCCTACACTGTTGGCCCAGATTTTCGTGGTGGATATTACGGTGAACAGACCGGATCAATTGGCGGCGGCTATGATCCTGATAACCCTTCCTACGGTAATCAATCTAATAGCATAGGTGGTGACGTAGCAGTTACTGAAACATATACTGGTGCGCCTAGTTTTGCTGGTGGATATTATGGTGAACAATCAGATGAAGGTGGTGGTGGTTATGATCCCAGTTTAGCTGGACTCAGTGACCCGACTAATGCCAGATTAGAAACATCAGGTTTAAGGCCAGGGGGTGAAAGCAGTGACCCAAAAGCCGACCCTAGCGTGGCATTCCAAAGCACCAAAGGGTCAAAAGGTGCTGCATCAGCGTCAGAAAATGACTGGCGTGTGCGCATTAGTTTAGCTGATCGTGCTACAATATTCTACAAAGATCCCAATGGTTCTGCCGCAATAATGGCTCCTTTAATAAAAACAAATGGCGTGATATTTCCATATACTCCCAGCATTATTGTAACTCATGCGGCTAACTATACTCCGGTAAACCCCACACATAGCAATTATCCGCAACAATTTTATAATAACAGTGAAGTCAGTGATATTACTATTCAGGGAGAATTCACAGTCCAAAGTATAAGCGAAGGACAGTATCTCATGGCGGCAATATATTTTTTCCGTAGTGCAACTAAGATGTTTTTTGGTAGTGGTGCTAATGTGGGTAACCCTCCTCCCGTGGTATTCTTAGACGGATATGGTAGCCACTATTTTCCTCACGTGCCTTGCGTGATCAGCAGTTTTAGCCATGTATTATCACCAGATGTTGATTACCTACAAATACCTATAACAACTACGACACTTGAAGATGTAGCAGTAACAAATGACAATATGAATATCGGAACAGTACAATTAACCACCGAGGAACAACAGAATGTTCCCAGCTTACTAAGGAGCAATCCACCGGCCAATTACCCAAATCAACAGTTGACTAGAACACAATTTCAATCAATAACTACTAATACCAGAGTACCAACTAGCAGTCAAATTTCGATTACACTTAAACCTGTTTATAGTCGTAAAGGCCTGCATGATAGATTTGATCTTAATAAATTTGCGGCTGGTACATTGTTGCAAAATAAAGATAAAGGATACGGAGGATTCCTATAATGGCCGCAGTTACCTATAACAAAACCAGCCCATATTTTAATACCCAGATATACGGTTTCTTTTTAGACGTTGCAAGTATTCCTACGATCCCTAACTCATCATCTGATGTGGTTTATAAAATTGACATCATCTATAAATTTCGACCAGATCTGTTAGCCTATGACTTATACGGTGATGCAGCATTGTGGTGGGTATTTGCTGTGAGAAACCCAAATACTATACAAGACCCAGTATTTGATTTTTTACCAGGTGCTACAATTTATATTCCTAAAAAAGAAACTATAACAGCTGCATTAGGATTGTAACCAATGGCCGACTCTCCAAACTTTAAAGTGCCTCCAACAGAAGATACTGCATTTAATAAATTATCAACAACCGGCGAAGCCCCTAACTATAGTGGTGGCTATTATGGTGATGCTATTTTTGAAGGTGGTGGCGGATACGAACCTGTTACAGACGAAGAAAGAGAATTAATTGGTAATCGATTACCCGGGCAATCCGCAGTTACTAACAATTATGATCTTGGTCCGGTATATTCGACAACCAATGAAACAGCAGTAGCTGATGAGTCTCCATTTGGGCCTAACGCTAAGAATTACGATTTTAGTAAAATGACTCCTGAGCAAATTGCAGCTACAGGAACATTGGGCGGAACCCCATATGATGCATCACCCGATGCTAAGATTGATTATAATGGACCAATAACAAATCCGTTGCATAGTTATACCAGCTATACCTATGGATTAAGTTTACACATGTTGACTATAGAAGAATATAATCAAATAGTAGAAAAACAAACGTATACTCCAAATCGCGTGATTATTGCCAGTGCAGGTAGATACAATAATACCCCCGGACCCACCCAATTTACTCGTGCCCCATATTTTGATGAGGATTTTTATTTTGAAAATCTCGATCTGCAGACCATAATCGGACTAAATGACCACAGCCGGGCTACTAATGCTGTTAATATTAACTTCAGTATCATTGAACCATACGGTGTTACCTTGTTTAACAGGATATTAAAATTAACTAAAGAAATAAATCCCAGCGGCGAAAACTATCTCGAACAACCCTATCTACTACAAATAGATTTTTTTGGTATAGATGATACTGGGGAGATCATTGGAGTGATACCCAATCAGACTAAAAAGATTCCTATACGATTACTAAAATTCGATATTAAAATATCTAACAAAGGCGCCGAGTACAGCATGCAGGCCGCACCGTACAATCATTCGGCTTATGACCTCAGTACAGTTACTACACCGGCACATTTTGAAATCGTAGCAGGATCTGTAGCCGCATTTTTCCAAAGTAACGAAGCTGAAATTGCAGCTATCCAAACCAATACAAATCAACAGAGAGAGTTAAGGCAAAATACTGGATTGAGAAAAAATAATGGAACAGAAGGGGGATACATTGGAGTTGATGGACAAATAACCTATGTAAGTTCAAGCCTATTGAGTCCAGAAACACAATCGGCAATCGCCAGTACTGCCACTGGAGATCCTGTTTATCGTGTTAAAAGCTACGGTAGTGCTATTAACGCTTGGCAAAATGAACTTAAAAATAAAAATAAAATTGACTACGCTGATACCTATCATTTTAATTTCCATCCTGCCATTGGTGAAGCAAAGTTCGATCTCAGCGGAAAATACTCTCCTAAGAATTCCCCAATGACTGGAGTTGAACAGGCTAAAGAAGCGAGAAAAAGCAATATCAGCAATATAGAAGTGTTGGCATTAGATTATAATACACAGATATTCTCAATAAATGCAGGTACCAGCTTAGAAATGGTTTTAAATTATGTTATACGTAACAGTAACTACATACAAGACCAATTAGTAATTCCTGAAGATGCAGGCAGCAATCCTAAAGCCTATCAAGAAAAGAAAAAAGCCAATGCTGAAAAACCTCTACGATGGTTTAAGGTTATTCCTACGGTTAAATTAGATCCTACTAAATTTGACAAAGTAAGAAAAGTATGGGCACGTGATATTACCTATCATATCATACCCTACGAAGTCTATAATACAAAAATATCAGTGGCTCCTCAAGGTACCTGGAATGATCCGTTGAAAGAATATAACTATATCTACACCGGTAAGAATGTTGATGTCCTTGATTTCCAAATTGAATTTAATGCCCTGTATTATACAGCTACTACAGCCTATAGAGATAATCTTGCTGGTATCAGCGGCCTACCAGTTGACGAAGTAGATAAAACAACAAATGTTGATAGCTATAGTGGTATAGACGACAATGTCAACGCTATTATGCCTATTAGAGAAAAACCACAGACATTAGATGCAAGACAACGTGCTACTGGTGGTAATGATACTGCTAAGTCGGTGGCTGCTGTTGATGTGTATGAATCTTTATATACCACGGCTGGTGCTGATATGTTACAGGCCAAATTAAAAATAATTGGTGATCCTCAATATATCAAACAAGACGATATATTTTATTCACCAACAGCTACAGCAACAGATTCTACTATGTTACCTACAGCTGATCCAAGATTAATTGCCAATGGCAGCCTACACATGGATAACAGAGAAGTTTACATACGTGTAAATTATAAGACGCCCAGTGACATAGATGAGTCAACTGGGTTAATGAAATTTGATACAAATTTTAATCAAAGTGTATTTTCTGGTATGTACAGAGTACTGGCAGTTAACAGCACATTTAGCGGTGGACAATTTATACAAACTTTAGAAACTGTTAGATTACCTCGACAAAAATCGTTAATTAAAGACGGTCAAACTTCTGATAAGGTTAATCAACGTAACGTTGATCAACCTGGAGTTACATATAATCCACCAATAGCTGGAACAGATTATCCGTCAAATCTTGTTTCTAATAGACCAGGAACTACTGGAGATAATCAAGCACCAGGTAATAATCCAGTGCAAGATGTTGCAGATCCGGTAACTAATGCTGAACAAATTAGTTTAGCTGATGTTGCTGATTCTGCTCCTGAACAGACTATAACCGATCAAACCCAACCTCAGGCAGTAATACCAAACTTTACTCCTATCAGTATAAGGGGTAATCGAGTACCGGGCGAAGCGGCAATAACATAGGATAAATTATGGCATTAGATCAAAGAATTGGTAATAAGATAATGAAAAGCCAGCGTCGAGAAGAAGCGCCTGGTACACGTGTTGACCCATATCCTTACGTTGGCATAGTTAAAAATAATCTTGATCCTACACGGTGTGGCCGCCTACAAGTGTGGATTCCTGATCTTGGTGGTAAAGAAGAAGATCCAAAGAATTGGCGCACAGTAAGTTATGCAAGCCCGTTTATGGGAACTACTGACATTGCTCGAGGTGCTGCTAAAGCCCCCAACACTGACAATAAATTTGGCAATACCCCCAACACCTATGGTATGTGGATGGTGCCTCCAGATATTGGTGTTGAAATCTTAGTTCTGTTTATTGCCGGGGATCCCTTGCGAGGCTATTGGTTTGCCTGTGTTAATTCTGGCTTGGGTAGGTATATGATCCCCGGAGTTGCCGGGAGCAATAATCTTGCATTAGATGGTGCAAGTTCAGATATTAAACAGACTCTGCAGAGCGGAAGTATTGCTCCAGTTACTGAGTTCAATGAGAATGACCCCAATCTAGCACAGAAACCATCATTCTATACCAATCCTAAACCTGTACACGAAGTACAGTATAGATTATTAAAAGAACAAGGATTAGATAGAGATACGGTGCGAGGAGTAGTCTCAAGCTCAAGCCAACGAGAAAGTCCCAGTCAGGTATTTGGCATATCAACTCCAGGAAGACCATATCCAGATAACGGTGCAGATGATCCAGAAGCATATCTTGCTAAAGTTCAAGCAGGAACATTGACAGAATATGACTATGCCTATAGCACACGCAAAGGTGGCCATACATTTATAATGGATGATGGTAATCTAATAGGTACGGATCAGTTGGTACGTTTGCGCACAGCCAAAGGGCATCAGATCATGATGCACGATACAGAAAATACCTTATATCTTAGCCATGCTGACGGAACCAGCTGGCTTGAATTAACCAGTGGAGGCGCAATAAATGTATTTTCATCAGCTGGGTTTAATCTCCGTAGTAAAGGTACTATAAATCTACACAGTGACAAAGATGTTAATATAGATGCTAATAATATTAACATGAGGTCTAGCAATAAAATACAATTTAATTCTACTAAGACCAATCTGTTAACAGGACAACTAAATGTAGAATCTACTGGCGTGTTAGAAATGTTAGCCGGTTCAGGATTTAATGTACAAGCAGGTGCCAAGATTTCTGTTAAAGCAGGTGGAACCATAGCATTAGAAGGTAGTTCTATACTTCATAACAGTGGTGGTACACAAACAGTTAAAGGTGTAGATCCAATACAGATTAATAATTTGCCTGATACTACAAGGCTCACTCCTACAGCATTGTGGACATCTGAACCAAACTTGTTAAGCACTATTGTTACAATAGCACCTACACATGAACCTTTTGACAGAGGAGAAGTTTCTGCTACATCACCAGTTAGTGACGGTATACAACCTAGCAAGTATACTGGTACCCAAGATGCTACAAAAACTACTAGCGGTACTTCATTTAGTAATCCAGCTATAGATAAAGATCTGCGAAATCAACCACCATGCGATTGTACGTTGGGTAATTTAACATCAAACGATTTAACAGCTTACTTTGCGCAGATAGGTAAGAGCGAAAGTGGTGGCAAATACGATGCAGTTAACAGCATTGGTTATGTAGGCAAGTATCAATTTGGCTACCCAGCGTTAATAGATGCAGGTTATGTAAAACGCAGTGTAAGAAGCAATGCCCAATTGAATAATCCCAATAGCTGGACAGGCAAAGATGGTATTACCAGCCTTGATGATTGGTTATCAAACAGTGCGGTACAGGAAAGTGCCATGTGCGAATACACCAAGAGAAACTATAGTACCATGTGCAAGATTGGTGCTATAACGTCAGATCAAAGTCCTGAAGATGTTGCTGGCATGCTGGCTGTCAGCCATTTATTAGGCCCTGGTGGTGCTAAGAATTTCCGCAATGGTGCAGGTGGCAGTGATGCTTATGGAACCAGTGGAGCAACTTACTTTCAAAAAGGCAAATATGCAGTAGCGGTGTTATCACCGCAGGTTCCGGCGGTTAATCAAGGATAAGTATTATTATGGCTACTATGTATAAAGGATTTAGTACTTTAGTACAAAATAAAAAGTTCCGTATTACGGACTTTGAACTTGTACGAAGAGACATTCTCAATCATTTCTATATCCGCAAAGGTGAAAAGCTAATGAATCCTAGCTTTGGCACTATTATATGGAATGTACTACACGAACCCTTTACTGAAGATCTCAAATCAGTAATACAAGAAGATGTCAAAGCCATTGCCAGCTATGATCCTCGTGTAAGTTTTGATAATATTGTTATCACAGAATATGATCAAGGCATACAAATACTTTTAGAATTACGTTATCTACAAACTAATCAAACCAGCATAATGAATATGCAGTTTGATAATAGCAGTAAAACCATAACCCTCACCTCAAGTAATTAACTACGCAGTTATTTTTCCTGATAAATACTTAATATTAGGAAATAACGATGGCAACCACAACACGACAAACTAGTTTATTAGTAGCTGAAGACTGGACCAAGCTCTATCAAACATTCCGCAATGCAGACTTTCAAAGCTATGACTACGAAACACTTCGCAAGTCAATGGTTGATTATCTTCGCTTGTACTACCCAGAAGATTTCAATGACTTTATTGAATCTAGTGAATTTATTGCATTAATTGATACTATTGCGTTTTTGGGTCAAAGTATTGCTTTCCGCGGCGACTTAAATGCCCGTGAAAACTTTATTGATACTGCACAACGTCGTGACAGTATTCTTAAACTTGCTCGCCTAATTTCCTACAATCCTAAACGTAATATTAATAGCCAAGGATTTTTAAAATTTGATAGTGTAAGCACTACAGAAAACCTTTATGATAGCAATGGTATTAATTTAAGTGGTTTAGTGATCACCTGGGCCGATTCAGCAAATGACAATTGGCAAGAACAATTTACTGCTGTAATTAATGCGTCCTTGCTCAGCAATCAAACTATAAGTAAACCCAGCAATAGTCAAGTAATTAATGGAATTACTAATAACGAATATCAGATTAATTTAGTATCCAGCATAGTACCTACTTACAGTTTTACTGCAAGTATTGAAGGGTCAACAACTGATTTTGAGATGGTAAGTCCAACCAGTATTGAAAAAAGTTACATCTATGAAGTAGCACCAAGACCCAATTTACCTTTTAATATTTTATACAAAAACGACGGTTTAGGTAATTACAGCTCTAATACAGGATATTTTACTTATTTCAAACAAGGAACATTAGCAAGTGTAGATGTTAATTTCTTAGAAAGTTTACCCAATCGTGTTTACAGCATCAATGTTGATAATATTAATAATAACGATGTGTGGGTTTATAGTTTAAATAAAAATGGTCAGCCTGACGTGTTATGGTCACAGGTTCCGGCGGTTAATGTAACTAATGTTATCTATAATCAAACTACTAACAGAAATATCTATCAAGTTAATAGTCGTGCTGGAGATCAAATTGATTTAGTGTTTGGTGATGGATCGTTCGCCAATGTTCCACAAGGTACTTTCCGCATCTATTATAGAACAAGCAATGGATTGAACTATAAAATAACTCCAACAGAAATGCAGGGCATAGTAGTTCCAATTAATTACGTAAGTCACACAGGTAGAATTGAAACTATTACAATTCGTGCGAGCCTACAATATACTATAGCTAATGCTGTCAGCAGAGAAACCATTGAAGATATTCGTCAAAAAGCACCACAACAATACTATACACAGAATCGTATGGTCACAGGCGAAGACTATAATATCTTACCTTATACATTGTTTAGTGATGTATTAAAGGCCAAAGCAGTTAATCGTACCAGCAGTGGGGTATCACGCTACTTAGATGTTATTGATACTACCGGCAAGTATTCAAGTACAAATATTTTCTGTCAGGATGGAATGTTATACAGAGATTATTTTACTAAATCTTTTGGTTTTGACTATATTACTACTAACGACATTTATAAAGTTATTAACAATCAAGTTAAACCTATAGTATCTGAAAAAGAAACGCTACAATATTTTTATGCAAACTATCCATTGATTAATTTAACTGATATCTATTGGCATTTCTCAACAGCTATCACCAACGGATCAACAGGTTATTTTTATGACTCAACCGGAAAAATATTGCAAATTGGTACTGTGGTTAGTAGTGCTAACAAGTATGTACGTCAAGGTGCTATCTTAAGATTTTCGGCCGGCACAGGTAATTATTTTGATGCACAAAATACAATTCAAGTTGGTACACCAGGTAAAAGCGGTGACAAATATTACATCTATACATCAGTCGAATTGGTAGTTGGGGACGGAACCAACGGAGGAATAGGTAATCTTACTAATGGATCAGGGCCTATTACCTTAAACCAGACAGTTCCTGAGGGGGCTATTGCAGACAAAGTGTTTGCAGTATTCAGCTTAGATTTTTCAACAACATTAATTTCGTCAATGATCAGTTATGTTCAGGCATTTGAGGATTTTGGTCTTCGTTACGATGTAAATTCTACTTCTTGGAAAATTATTGCTCCACAAGATCTTGATTCAGTTAGTGCATTTAATTTAACCTACACAGGTGACACCAGTGGTAATGGATTAGACTCCAGCTGGATCATACGATTCCAAACATTAGGTCAAACCTATACAGTATTTTATCGAGGATTAAATTACGTATTTGAAAGCGTATTAGAAACTAATTTTTATTTTGATGATACGGTCAAGGCCTTTGATCCTAAAACTGGACTAACAGTACACGATCAAGTTAAAGTCCTAAAGATGAACAGCCAACCAGACTCGGCAAGCTCATTAGCACTTGATTATCAGTGGTATGTCTTAAAGAGTATTATTGAAGCTGATGGGTACGAAAATCCTAACAAGATATATATAACATTCCCTGACACTAACACCGACGGGATCCCCGATAATCCAGAACTATTTGAATTGATAGTAGATCCGTCGATAAATCCCAACAGCAAGTATGTCTATTTCCAAGAAACATACGATTATGATAATTTTGTTGCCCAAACACCGGTGGATGCTAATACTGTTATATCGACATACAATACTCTCAGAGATGCAGAAATAGCTAAAACACTATATCAAGATGGTCAACTATTCTATATACCACCATTGAATAATTTCTACCAATTGGCAATTAGCGGTGCAAATTATTCCTTGAATCTTGTAACTGGGTATACAGCTAAGGTAGGTCGCCAAGATTTATATTTCCAATATCGCCACAATACACCAAACTATCGTCGCATCGATCCCAGTCCAAATAATATCATTGACTTGTATATCTTAACCAAACAATACGCTACAGATTATACTGCTTGGGTTCAAGATACATCGGGTGTGGTAGCTGAGCCAACAGCACCAACCAGTGAAACATTGTCTTTAAATTACAGTGGACTTGAAAATTATAAAACCATATCAGATACAATCATCTACAATCCAGCTAAATTTAAACCTATTTTTGGAGCAAAAGCAGAACCTACTCTACAGGCTATTTTCAAAGTAGTTAAGAATCCGAGTATAGTTATCAGCGATAATGATGTTAAAACATCGGTGATTGGGGCTATTAATACATATTTTGATATTTCCAATTGGGACTTTGGTGAAACATTTTATTTTAGTGAATTGGCAGCATACCTACATACTAATTTAGCCCCCACTATTTCAAGTATTTTAATTGTTCCTTCGAGTCAAAGCAGTGCATTTGGTAGTCTGTTACAGATTAATGCAAATTTTAATGAGATTATAATCAGTTGCGCAACAGTAGACAACATACAGATTATCAGCGCAATTACAGCAGCACAGATCAATCAAACCGGACAAGTTGTAATAGCTTAAATATAATAAAGTTGATGAGAAAATAACATAATGGCCGTAAGAAAAACCCGTAATTTTTTACCTACAGTATTCCAAACTGATACGAACGAGAAATTTTTATCAGCGACCATGGATCAACTGGTTAGTGAACCTACACTGACAAATTTATATGGTTATGTTGGTCGAAAATTTGCACCAACATATAAGAATGGTGATAGTTACATACGTGAAGACTCAAACGATAGACGAGATTATCAACTTGAGCCAAGTACTGTAGTTCGAGATGATCAAAACAATGTTACATTCTTTAGTAATTACGTTGATTATCTTAATAAGATTAAGTATTATGGTGGATTCACTGACGATCAAAATCGACTATTCAACAACGAATATTACACATTTGATCCTTTAATTAGTTTTGATAAGTTTGTTAACTTTAGCCAATACTATTGGTTACCCGATGGTCCCGATCCTGTAGAAGTTGACACTACTGGTATAGAACTTGAAAGGACCTATAATGTCACTCGTGATACAGCCACTGGCACTTACATTTATACTACCAATGGCGCAATTGACAATAGTGTTACATTACCACGTGGCGGCATTTATAAATTTGTTATCGACCAACCAGGTTATCCTTTTTGGATACAAACTGAATTAGGTACAGATGGAGTCCTGTCGGCCACTCCAACACTAAGTTCACGTGATGTGCTTGGAGTAGAAAATAATGGAACTGACAATGGTACTATAACATTTTATATTCCACAGAAAACAGCACAAGATAGATTTGTCAACATGCCAACTATAGCCAGTGTTGACTATGCTGCTCCGTTGGTTTACAGTGATTTTCAAAATAGTACTGTCAGCAACTTTGTCACCAAATTTCCGCAATACGGTGGAATTATTGGGCAATTCAATGGTAAAGAATTAGTATTCGTCGATCAAGATCAATATAATAATCGCGGCGATGAAATTTGGACAGCACCCAATGTAGTAATTGCCAATACTACAGTAGTCAGTGGCGGTACGGTCGGTAGTTCAAATATTAGATTAGCATCTGGTACTAATATTTCAGCTAACTTGATAATTTCTGGTACAGGTATTGTAGCCAATACTACTGTAGTCAGTGTCAGCGGTGCTAACATTACTTTAAGTTCACCATTTATTGCTAATGCCAGCGGAACTTATACATTTACTTCAACTGGTTATGATGCTGGTGCATTGGTTCCGTATGATTTACGTTATGGAATCTGGCGTGTACAATTTGTTAATATTGGTATTAACGATCCTTTGATCAAAATGGTGCACATACGAGATGTAGCTATTGATCAAAAAGTGTATGTTAGATACGGTGTAACTAATGCTAACAAAGAATATTACAAAGATTATGATGGGTTCTTTTATCAGACCCCACTGCTCAGTAGTTTAGCTAATATATTATTTGCACAAGATGAGATTGCGTCTGAGATTAATACATCATTTAAGATTGTTGATTACAACGATTGGAAAATTGATGTAGAAACAGATATCCTCGGTAAACTAAATTATACCAGCCCTAACGGTATAGAATTTACGTCTGGCCTTAAAATACAGTTTTCATCTGATGTATTACCAGCATCATATCAAAACAATCAGTACTATGTTGAAAGCGTTGGTGATCTCGTTGGAGGCATTGATTTAGTACCTATTGATGAATTAGTAACTCCTGAATCATATAATGATGAAAACGCACTCAATTATCCCGATCAAATATTTCCTGAATATATTACAATCAATCGTGTTAGTAAAGATCGTAATCCGTGGTCACGAAATAATCGATGGTTTCATCGAGATGTGATCTCAGCAACTGCTGAATATCGCAGAGAAATCTCAATATTTAATCAGGATCAAAGAGCTAAACGTCCAATTATACAATTTGAAGGTGACATACTATTATTTAATAATGGGCGAGTAGGTAAATTTCCAATTGATATTTTAGATACCACAACATTAGACGCATTTAATGACTATGAAGGACGTGTTTTAAGCACGGCATTTGGAGTTACATTAACTGATGGAATGCGTGTAGTATTTGCCGCAGATCAAGATCTATTGGTACGAAACAAAGTTTATACGCTTAACTTAGTGCAGTATACTGTTGATAGCCTCGGTATACCAAACGGACCCAAATATATTAAGTTAACTAAAGCAGATGATGGTGATGTTGAAACATATGATACTGTTGTGATAACTGATGGACAATATAAAGGTAGCTATTGGTGGTACGATGGGGTCAATTGGTTAGAAAGCCAACAAAAAACACAATCTCAACAAGAACCACTATTTGACGTTTACAATAGTAGTTTTGATACCACTACTGGTTCGATATCAAATGGTAAGAGTCTTAGCCAATTAACTCGCAGTACATTTGCGGGTACTAAATTATTCGGATATTTAAAATCTACAGCTGGAGTTAATGACTCTGTATTAGGATTCCCACTGAGTTATAAAAATTTTAGCACACAGGGCGACATAGAATTTCAAAACTACTTTGCCACAGATACTTTTAGCTATGCCGATGAAGGTATAATTTTAGATAATATAAACATTTCATCGATGGGATTCTTACAAAAGATAAACAGTCGATATGTTCTTCAACCAAGAAATACTTGGCAAACAGTAGTCGAACCAAGCAAACAATATCAACAAATTGGGTATGTCTACGATGGTACCAGTAATATATTTCCTATAGATGTTACACCGGTTACATCAGCGTCAATTCCTTATGTTAAAGTATTTAAGAATTTTAGATACCTAACTTCTGACCAGTGGGTATTAGTATCTAATCAAATCAGATTGACAATCGGCCAAAAATTCATTGGAGATGGCATAACCACACAATATAAATTAACTAATGTAACTTCAACAGTTGATGGTGTCTTGGTATTAATCAACGGAATTGCACGCAAAGCTTCTGGTTTGTATACGGTCGACAATCTTGCAATAAATTTTAGTACTGCGCCAAAGCAAGGTGACATCATTGACATTAGAGTTATTGATACTCCTACTATAGGAGACAAGATTGATATCTTAGTCTATAGCAATGAGATTAGTAAACTTGGGTATTATCAAGTACCACTAAATCTTGATCTTAACGCACAAAATACTAATGTAGATGTTTTAACCTTAGGCGGCATACGCAATCACTTAGTTGCACTAGGACAAAACAGCACAACATTAATAGGAGATGTTATTGGAATTAGTAACTTGCGTGACATTGACATCAAACAACAAGGTGGCAGCATATTGCAACACAGTGCACCTGTACCGTATGGTGAACTATTCTTATTAGATCAACAGGCCAATTTTGTTGATGCGATAAGATATGCACAAAGAGAATATGCTAGATTTAAAAATAAATTTTTAGAATTAAGTACAACATTAACAGGAATACAACCTACAGATCCTGTAGCCAGTGTAGATTTAATCATGGCAGAAATTAATAAGATTAAAAATACGTCATTTCCTTGGTTCTATAGTGACATGATACCATATGGTACTTTAAAAAATACTTTAAATTACACGGTATTTAATCCATTGGATAAAGACTATGAAATTACTAATGTGTTCAGTGATACCACATTAGGAAATACAGCCATACTAGTATATCTTAACGACAGCCAATTGATAAAAGATGTAGATTATAAGTTTAGAACCGATCGACCAGCCGTCACTATATTAACAGATATTGCAGTGGATGACATAATTACGTTTGTAGAATATGCTAATACTGATGGATCTTATGTTCCCGAAACACCGACCAAATTGGGATTATGGTCAAAATTTGTTCCACGCAAATTTAATGACAACACCTATCGAACTCCTATAGATGTTATAAGAGGGCACGACGGAAGTATCACCCCGGCATTTGGGGATTATAGAGATGACATTCTGTTGGAATTAGAAAAACGTATTTTTAATAATATTAAATTACCTGATACTGGTACATATAATGACATTATCAGAACTATTCCTGGAAAATTCCGTGACAGTGAATATACACTTACAGAAATTACACAATTAGTTAGTAAGAATTTTCAATCCTGGGTAGGTAATAACAAGTTAGATTTCAACACTAATAGTACATTTGAAAGTAATGATCTATTTACTTGGAATTATGGATTAGTTAACGATAGAATAGATGGGGAGAAATTGCCAGGTAGCTGGCGTGCTTGTTATCAATATTTTTATGATACCGTTTATCCTCACTTATTCCCATGGGAAATGTTGGGATTCAGTGTTGAACCAGACTGGTGGCAAACCTACTATGGACCAGCTCCATATACAAGCGGTAATCAATTGCTGTGGCAAGATTTAGAAGTAGGACGTATTCGCTACGGTGTTCGTGCCGGTATAGACACAAATTATGCACGACCGGGGTTAACAACAATTATTCCTGTAGATGAAAACGGTAATTTATTACCCCCAGCTTCGTTGTTAACTGCCAGCTATAATGCCACAAGATGTGCAAGTGCTTGGGCAGTAGGACAATACGGTCCTGTAGAATATGTGTGGCGTATTAGCAGTGATTTTCCGTATGCGGTACAACAAGCAATAGCATTAGCGACTCCTGGGAAGTATTTTGGATTAAACATAGATACATATAATTACTCTCCATACAATGCTGTTACTCAGCTGTTGACAAATGCAGACTATATTACACAGTATCTAAACTATACTACTAAAAATCATCTAACACAAAACGATATACGTTATAACGGTGAATCTATTAACGGAATTATATATAGAGGTGCTGGTTATTTAAATTGGATTACTGATTATCTAATCAGTCAAGGAGTGAACCCAAGTAATAAGATTTCAACAATGTTGAAAAATTATCAAGTAAATCTTGCCTATAAACTTGCTGGATTTACTGATCAAACATATCTAAATGTATTAGCAGAACAAACGTCACCCGGTAGTACCAATGACACTATTGTAATTCCTAACGAGAACTACAAAGTGTATCTTAATAAATCTACTCCAACGCAAAAATTAGTCTACAGTGCAGTAATAGTTGAAAAAACAACCAATGGTTATAGTATTCGAGGATATGATCTAAATAATCCATTCTTTACTATAATCCCAAGCACTATTAATAATAATGCCGAAAGAATTTCTGTACTGAATAGTTCTGCTACAATATTTCGTGATTATCAAAATCTTAAATTAGTAGTGCCATACGGATACGAATTTACCAGTCAACAACAGATAGTAGATTTCTTAATTAGTTATCAACGATATCTACTGGCACAAGGATTTGTTTTTACAGATAATGATGATGGACTTGGTGAATTACGTAATTGGAAATTAAGTTCTAAAGAATTTTTATATTGGTCGCAACAAGGATGGAAACCGGGTAGTATCATTGTACTAAGTCCTGTGGCTAACAGTCTTAAGGCAATTAGCATACAGTCAATTTCAGATGGAATATCTGATAGCCAGTACGGTAGTCGCATTGTTGATCAAAATTTCAAATTGATTAAGAACAACGACTACGAAGTTCTCAGAGATCCGAACAACTTTAGAATTACTATATCTAATCCTGCAAGCGTAATTGGTTATGTTGAAGTAGATTTAGTGCAATATGAACATGTATTGATATTTGATAATACCACAGTATTTAATGACATTATATATAAACCAGAGCTTGGTAATAGACAATATCGCCTTAAGCTTCAAGGGCAAAAAACTGCCGATTGGGACGGTAGTTTATATGCACCGGGCTTTATCTATAATAGTGGAGTAATAGATGCTTGGCAACCAGGTAAAGATTATCTACGAGGTGATTTAGTTAATTATAAAAATCAATACTATACAGCATTACAAAATATTATTGCCAGCACAGATTTTCAATTTGGTTATTGGAAACAAATAGCATCAAGTGAAATACAGACAGGCATATTACCAAACTTTAGTACCATTGCATCTGAAAGTCAGGCTTACTATGATTCTTATCCAAATATTGACAGTAAAAAACAAATTGAATACAGTCATGGGCTAATCGGATTCCGACCAAGAGAATTCTTATCAAACCTTGGCCTGACACAAACTACACAAATCGAATTCTATAAGGGTTATATTAAACAAAAAGGCACAATGAATTCAATCAATCAATTGATTGATGCCAAATTTAATAACATGACCAGCAACATTAGCCTATACGAAGAGTGGGCTATCAGAATTGGTACTTATGGTGCTCTTGATGTTAACCCTTATATAGAGATTGCATTAGACGAAAAGAAATTTGGGGTTAACCCGAGCCTAGCACAGTTTGTGGGTGACGCTAACAGTAATTTAGGTAATGGTGAAACAATCTTTAATAAATCACAGTTATATAAATCAACTAATCAGTTCAATGGTAATATTGCACTCAACAGAACTGAAAGCAGTAATTATGATAATGATATTAAAACTGCTGGATATGTCAATGTAGATGACGTAGATGCAACTATTTACGATCTTGCTAATTATGTTGAACTTGATAGCCAGATTGGAGAAATTGGTACTGGCTATACCATATGGTGCGCTAAAGATTTCTCTCAAGATTGGAATGTCTATAGAATAACTGAAACTAATAATTTTGTTATTAGTGTAACAAATAGTTTAGATAATTATATTACCTGGACATCAGATACTCCGCATGGCTTGTCGGTCAATGATATATTCTTTGTTCGTAACTTTGATACAGATTATGATGGATTCTATCAGGTTTACAAAGTAGTGGATTTAAACAATGTAATGGTCAAGTACTCAAAAACAGTACAAAATTTAACTACCTTAACTGGCAAAGGATTATTCTTTGTATTAAACAGCATGCGATTCCTTTATATGGAAGACTGTCGTGTTTATGGACTAAGCAATCCACCCAACGGTTGGCGTGTGGGAGAAAAGATTTGGATTGATGATGATGCCGAAACGTCTGCTGTACAAGGACAGCCTTTTGGCACACAACCAAACGGTACTTGGAAGGTCTATGAAAAACAACAGCCTTGGGCAGTAAAACAAGCTCTACCAAAGAGCAGTTTAGAATATGCCTCAGGTGATGGCTACGGAACCAGTTTAAAAATGAGTGCTGATGGGTTGACAGTGGTTACAGGATCACCTTTTAAAGGCAACGGTGTTGTTAACACATTTGTTAAAGATTATCAAGGAGATTTCCGAGAAGCATTTACAATTAAACCAGCACCCTTTGACTATGATGTATATGGATTTGGTGCCACTGTGGACCTATCCATTGGAGAATCCTCGGCAACAAGATTAGCGATTGGTGCACCAAGTAGCTACGGCAATGTGGGTTATGTAATGACCTACGTCAGATCCCCAAGCAGTAATTCATTTGACATTTCGCAGATACTTGTTGGTGATACAACCAATCCTAAAAAAGATCTTTTTGGATCAAGCATAGCATATAATCAGGACGGAAATTGGCTTTATGTAGGTGCACCAGGCAATGATAAAGTTTATATCTATGGATTAAATAGGTTTGTTCCTTATCAGTCACAAACTATCTCAGTCAATAATCTAAATATTATATCATTGGCTAATTTAGCTGGTGCGGGATCTATTACATCTAATGTTGGTGACGTAATAACTGAACCAATTACAGGAGCTGTTATCAAAGTAACCGCAACAACATGGCCAACTGCTAGCAGCAACGTAACTGTAAATAGTTTAACTAATATTGTACCATTACCAGGAACAACAAACAATCTCGCTAATATAACTGTCAGTGCAGCTATATCTGCAAATATTGGAAGTTATGTCTATCAATCAACTTCTAGCGCAAATGTTTTCTTATTTAGAGGAGTGGCAGGCAGTAACAAAGTCTACGGATTCTATCAGGATGCCAACAGATTCGACACCACAGGTTGGTTGTCGGTCAATGGTGCTAATGCCGCAGTTAAACCAACCTACGTAGGTTCGGGAAATCTTTTCCTTAATGGAGTTGACACTGGGCTTTATGCTAATGCTACATTCACAACGGCTACTACCAGCAATATAAATCTGGCTAGTTATGGATTTATTCCCGCAGTAACCAATGATGCAAGATCACTTTTAGTAAAATCGGGTGTTAAAACATATATTCCTAACATTGAATATACGTTGACTGGTAATATAATAAATTTTACTTCAAATGTAGCACAAAACGATATCATAGTTACTCAACAGCCTTACTATGCATTACTTGGTAACGTTACAGGAAATACAGGAAGTAACTTTGGGTTTGCATTGAGTTCCAGTTTTGATGGCGCACAATTAGCAGTCGGTGCACCACTGGATAACGTATTAGGCTTTTCTGGTGCAGGTGCTGTATGGGTATACGATCGCGTAATTGAAGCATTTAATAGTACTGGTGGTAGTGATTACATTACTCAAAATACTATTGGACAAGTATATAGAGTAACAATTGATGGTATTGAAGTTTTTAATTATTCGATAGTAGGTGCAAATACCGTAAGATTTATCACACCACCAGCAGTTGGTAGAGTTATACTAATTGAAACAAATAAATTTTCTCTATTAGAGAAACTTATTGGCATCGACAGTCTTGAAGGCGGAACAAGTGCCATCCAAGCCAATGCATTCTTTGGTACCAGCCTAACGATTTGTTCAAACAACTGTGCGATTTATATTGGTGCACCAAATTACGATAATGGAATAGAATTTAACACAGGCGCTGTTTGGAAATTCCACAACAGAGGTCGTCTATATGGTACTGACACTGGCACCGTGCTTAACCCAGTGTTTACTCCGGGCGACAGTATCAGACTTGACAATTTTGAAATAACAGTTTCTGGCAGATTAATGCCAACTACCAGTGGCAATATTTTAACTTTAAACAGTGATGTTGTTGTGAAAGTAGGTGATTATATCACACAAACAGGATCCAGCGCCAATCTAACTGTATTAGCTAATGTAATTTATGGCCAATCAGTGACAGTCTCGGGTGATTGGAGTAGTTTAAATTACGGATATGGCAACGTAATTGCGGTAAACGGTGCTAATATTGTAGCTTATCCGATGGTTAGCTTAGACAGTTTAGTTAAAGACATCAACGATGCAAATCTATTAGGCATATCCGCAGTAAATGAAAACGGATATTTCAGATTGGATAGTGACAGCACTGTGGCTAAAAATCTATTGCGTATCCTGTCGGGTACCACACAACCTAACAGTGCCGGAGTTCTTGCCGCATCAGATATGATCGTATTTGCATTCATGCAGATCATTATCAATCCCTATGGAACAGCTGGTGAATATTTTGGTAATAAAGTTAAATTAGCAGCTAATGCCTATATGTTGGTAATTGGTAGTGCTCGAGGTACTACACGTGGGTACACTACTTTTGATACTAATACCACTGTATTAGATAATAATAGTACGGCATTATTTGATCAAATCCAGGGCAGTGGTAGTGTTTACATCTACGAATTATACGATGACCCACGTAACGAAGTTGAACACCCAGGACGTTATGCATTTGCACAGCAACTCAGTACCGGCGATCTGAACACAGGTGACCAATTTGGATATGCATTAGACATTGAAGGAACTTATGTTACTGTGTCCGCCCCAGGCGACGACACTGTACTTTCGGATGCCGGATCAGTTTATATATTTGAAAATCCAACTATGACCAGAGGTTGGAAATTAATACGTTATCAACAACCTAAAGTTGACATAGATTCTGTGAGTAGAATATATCTTTATAATAGTCAAACTAATATAATATTAGATAACTTACAATTTATAGATCCGGCTAAGGGACGTATCCTTGGACAAGCAGAACAGGAAATATCATATAAGACAGAATACGATCCTGCTATCTATAATAGAGGAAATAACACCAACGCAGATATTAATCTCGACACATATTGGAATGATAATCAAGTTGGCCAAGTTTGGTGGAACTTGTCATTAGTACGATTCATTGATTACGAGCAAGATACCTTAGTATATCGTAGTAGATATTGGGGAGAATTATTCCCAGGTAGCGAAATTGAAGTTTGTGAATGGGTTGAAAGTAATGTATTACCAAGTCGCTATGTAAGCAGTGGTGGTGATGGTGTACCTAAATATGCTGACGACGGTGCGTATGTTGAAATAGTATTTGTAGATCCAACTACAAATATTATCGGTAGTAAATATTATTATTGGGTTAAAAATAGAACCGGGGTAGATCCTAACGATCCTGCAAGAAATTTACCAACTTCATCTATAGCTGATATTATTGCTAATCCTAAAAATCAAGGTATCACTTATGCGGCAGTAATCGATACTCGAGCGATAATATTATATAATGTTGCTCAATATCTATCAGCTAAAAATACTATTCTACATTTTGATTATCAATTGATTATTAATACTAATATCATACATAGCGAATATGAATTAGTACAAAAAAATAATCCATTAGATTTTGTACCTGATAAGATTGTTAATAAATTAGTAGATAGTTTAGCAGGTCTCGATAGTTTAGGTTCAGTGGTTCCGGATCCTAAGCTAAGTTTAGCAGATAGATATGGCATAGAAGTACGACCACGCCAATCAATGTTCGTTGATAGACTAACAGCTATTAATGAAATGGTAGATTATGTAAATTCTGTATTAATAGAAAAACCAATAGTACGTCAATACGACATAAGTCAACTACAATCAGCTGAAGCACAACCTAATTCAAATAGTGGAGCATACAATCTTAAGATAGCGACCGAAATAGAATTAAATTATATTGACACTGGTGGGTTACCAATTGGATATAAAATTTTAGTTGAAGAAGATACCACTCAAGATAATCTTTGGGTCATATATCAACTAACCAATAATAGAACTTGGGAAATCATACAGGTACAGAGTTATAAAACTAATTTGTATTGGGAGTATGTTGATTGGTACGCACCCGGATTTGGCCCAACAGAAGTTATCGAATATGTAGTTGACACATTAGTAGATGCACTAAAACTACCTGTGGCCGGCGGCGATGAAATATTAGTTAAAGTCAGTAATGCGATTGGTGGTGGATTTAATATCCTTACAGTATTAAATGACGGCTCATTCCAGGTGGTTGGCATCGAAAACGGCACAATTCAACTTAACACTTCTTTAGGTAATTATGCTGATAATGCTCTTGGATTTGGTAATCAAGGATATGCAACTAACAGATATGATCAAAACCCTAACTTAGAAATACGTAATATCATCTATGCTCTTAAAGAAGACATCTTTATCAATGAATTGCAAGGTGAGTTTAACAATCTGTTCTTTGTCTTAGTTAACTTCTTATTTACTGAACAAAAATATGTTGATTGGATCTTTAAAACCAGCTTTATCAGCGCAACACATGATTTGAGAACTTTAAGTCAGTTCCCAAGCTATATTAGAGACAATCAAACATATTATCAAAGCTATATAGAAGAAGTAAAACCTTATAGAACTAAGATAAGAGAATATCTGCTAAACTATACTGGTAATGATATATATCAGAGTACAGTTACAGACTTTGATCTTCCTCCATATTATGATACTACATTGAAGATCTTCCGTGGTCCGAGCGGTGAGTATATTGAAACAGATTCTGCTATATGGCAGACATATCCATATAACCAATGGTACGACAATAGGAAATTTACAGTAGGTAGTATACTTGTTGAAACTCCTGGATTAGGTTATAACATACCGCCATTGGTAACTATTGTTAGTGGTGCCGGAGGTGGTGGTGGTGCAACTGCTACAGCCTATATTGATGGTGATACTGGCAGTGTTACCCATATTGTAGTTGATAATCCAGGTGCAGGATATATTTCAACTCCTACTGTGGTTGTTAATGGTAGTGCTACTATTCCAGCCACAGCTTATGCTGTAATTAAAAATAGCCAAGTTAGATCGTTTGACACAGCACTAAAATTTGACCGTATTACTTATACCAGCATTGTCACAGAATGGGCAGCTAATACAACATATTACAAAACAGTATTTGGTGCAAATGGTCGTGTGATTAGTGGTAATATTGTAACACACGTAGATGGTGCAGGAATTAGATCTGCTTATGCTGTTAATGCTAATATAACCACAGGCAATACATTTATCAACTCTGATTATACTGTGTTTGCCGCTAATGCATTTACCAACGCTAATGATAGAATCGTTGGGTACTATCAACCATCGACCACTATGCCAGCTAGAGATCTTAACCAATTAGTACCAGGGGTTGATTATCCAGGAGTACAAGTACAAGGCGCAAAATTTAATGAAACACCATTATTTGGTGGTACGTTTGATCTTGGTACGTTTGATAATATTAGCTATGACAGCGACGGCAATCCTATGCTCAGTAATGAATCGATTGACAGCATAATACAAAGTAATTATACTGATGCGGCATTGGGCACACGACCAGAAGATATTAATGTGGATGGTGGCGCCTACGTAGATCGTTATTCGAGCCATGCGCCTGAAGAAATGATTCCTGGTATATTATTTGATACTTTAGACATGCGTGTGTTTACACAAGATGGTCCACATATCTATGGTTATAGAATATTCAACAATATGTTGAGACAAACAAACTATATCCGTATATCTGATAATCAGACAACTACATTAGCTAATGCGTTATCATTGACCGATAATGTCATTGTTGTTACAGATCCTACGGTATTACCAAAATCAGATGCATCCACAATACCACCATATATGGGAGTGGTATTCATTGGAGCAGAGCGTATTACCTATTGGAGAAATTACTACAAAGATCAAACAACATGGACAGCAGGTACTGCATATAGTAATTCTTCCGTATTAAGATACGGTAATGTAATTACGTTTAACGGCAACATCTCTGTGAATGTCAATAATTATATCTTGCAACCATCCAGCAATGCCAATGCACGTGTGACTGCTCTCGGAATGTCTAATAATTCTGTTTATGTAGCTTATACTAATACCAACGTATTTACTTTAGGATCAGGCAACATACAGGTTACTGGCCCAGGATTTGCAGAAATACAAATGAGTGGTGCTATCACTGCTAACATTGGCAATTATATCACACAAGCTTCATCAGGTGCCAATTTGAGAGTTATGGCCAATGTTTCTGCTAACGCAAACGTAGTAGTAGCCTATAGTGGAGTATTTGGTGCAAATATAGGATATGGCAATATACAAATCAATGGAGTTGAAATAACAATTCCTTATAGTACCGGTAATGTACTCCATCCGTGGGCTAATGTTGGAGTACATCCATTTATTGCTAATTTAAATGGTGTTGTTCCACAAGCAATAGCACCAATAACCAGTGCCAATGCCTACTTCATCACAACTAATGTGATGCCGGCCACATCAACATTTGATTCTACCTTAGTGGAGATATTACCAAATATTAATACGTTAGGACAAATACGTCGCGGAACGCAAGGAACATCAGTGGCCAATACATATCCTGTTGGTACATTAGTTACAGATGCCAGCGTACAGCAAACAATACCTGATATCAGCACTACTAACGTTAAATTTATACAGTTACAATTCAGTGCAAATATCACGGCCAACGTAGGTGATTATATAACACAACCAAGCACAGGGGCTGGATTCCGTGTTATATCTACAGCAACAGATACACCCAATGTGTCATTGACCTATATAGGAACATTCAAAGCCAACATTGGTCAAACAGTATCAAATGCAAATGTAATAACATTATCAGGAAATATTACTACAATATACCCTGTTTCAATTAATTCATTAGCTACGCTAAGTGAAACAGTAACATTGCAACCAAGCTATACTGTGAGATTCTCTAACGCTATTTCTTACATAAATTCTAATGCAAATGTTATTAGTGCTAATGTAGGTGATACCATTACACAATTAACGTCGGGCACTTCTGCTACTATTTTAGCTTTTGAAAATGCCGCTGGTAATTTAATTTTAGTATCTTATAACAACACTAATAGATTTAACTTATTGTCTGGCAATGTAGTTGCAGCCAGCAACGTAGCATTAAATGGGTTCTATACTGGTAATACCTATCCAATAAGTTCTAATATTGCAGGATTTATAGGATTAACTGATGGCGGAAATGTCAACGTTGTAGTAGGAACCAGTGATGTAGCTACGATTAAATCTAATACACAACTACAACAAAGCAATGTTTGGTACAATCTTGGTACAGGCACTGCTACAGATGGTACTGGTTTAGCAGGTGCTACAACAGTGCCAGCATTGTTTATTAAATCTGAATTAGCAATATTAAATGCTACAAGTATCAAAGCCGACGAGTTGACCACTGAAGATGCGATAAATATGTTAACCACTGAAGATGGAACGGTAATCACTGAGGAATAAGAATGACAATTAAGATAAGCCAACTTGGAAATTTAACCAGTTTTACAGGAAGTACGCTGTTTCCGGTAGTAGATACAGCTAATGCATATATTACTGTAAAATCTACAGGATCTACCTTGCTAAATTATATAGCAGGCAATTTAACAACATTAACTGTCAATGGAAATATTACTACCAGTGGCTATTATTTTGGTAACGGTTCTCAATTAACTGGGATGCCAGCGGCCTACGGTAACACGCATGTATCTACATATCTACCTGTGTATGGCGGTACTATACAGACATCAAATCTACAGACTACTACAGCAAATATACAGGCTTCTTCAGTTGATGCACTACGTGTTGCGGGCGGAATTATCGCTGGTAATGTAACAACTAATATATTATCTGCAACAGCAATCGCAACTAATTTATACAATGAAGATACTTATTATGTTAATGTCGGTAATACTTGGGTATATTCATTGAGCAGCACTATTACTAACAATATACTATTAATTTTTACAAGTAATCCAACAACAACAATTAACATGCCTATAAACCCAGTTGATGGTGATGTAGTAAGAATAAGTGCTAATGCTAACGTAGTTTTAGCAGTAGGCACAGGAAATGTAAGTCCTACATTTGCTGGTGCAAACGTATTAGTTAGCCCATTGAGATATATCTATAGCGGTCAATATCTAACTTGGTTTAAGATTTAGGAAAACCCCATGGATAATAACAAGATAAATAAGAATATGACTACTAATACACAAGAAAATATCTTAAAATCACAGACGCAACGCCAACCAGATGAGCGAGGCGGCATCCATGTTCAAGGTCATATTAAGATTTTTGACCCACATACCAAAGAAGTTTTTGTAGACAAACGCAATGCAATTCACTATGAAAACATGAGTGAAAGCATTGCACAAATGTTAAGCAACAAATCAACAGGTTTTATCTATCAAATGTGGTTTGGCAACGGCGGTACTACTGTTGACCCAACAGGCGTTATTACCTATTTGCCAACTAACACCAATGTACAAAATGCTGACTTATACAATCCAACCTATGCTAAAATTGTAGACGATACAAATGCTACTAATATAGATCCTTTAAGAAATAAGATAGATGTAAATCATACACCAGGGCAGATCTATACTGATATTTTAGTCAGCTGTCTATTAGATTATAGTGAACCATCAGGTCAGGCTGTATTTGATAACAGCTCAGATTTAAATGGCGAATTTGTGTTCGATGAATTAGGCCTTAAAGGTTATGATTTGTCTACCCAGGGTACAGGTAAATTATTAACTCATGTAATTTTTAGTCCAGTGCAGAAGTCACTGAATAGACTTATACAAATCGATTATACTGTGAGAATTCAAACACTAACTAACTTGAGCACTACAGCATAACTAGGAAATTAAAATGTCGTACACCATAACAAGAACAAATGGAACATCGCTAGGTACAATCGCAGACGGTACCTTTAATAATACTGCTACCAGTTTAACATTGGTTGGACGTAATTATAGTAATTACGGACAAATTATGACCAACACCTTGGTTCGATTAGTAGAAAATTCAAGCTACAATATCAGTCCAAGTAATCCACTAAGCGGTCAATTATGGTGGGACAGCGGAAACAGCCTATTAAAAGTCTACACAGGGTCAACTTGGAAAATTGTTAGTAGTTGTACAAGCCAAACCAGCGCACCTACTACAACTGTTGCGGGTGATTTGTGGTGGGATAGTGATGATCAACAGTTATATGTTTATAATGGTACTTCACCTTACAGTGCTAGTGGTTGGATTGAAGTGGGCCCTGGATATCCGGTAGGACATAAAACAGGTGCTATAGTTGAAATTATCACAGATACTCTAGCTGCTGATCATTATGTAATTAGTTTATATTCTGATAATACACGCACTGCTATTATTAGCAAAGATACATTTACTCCAAGTCCGAGTATTACCGGTATTACATCAATTCAACCAGGTTATAATTTAGTCAGCGGTTATACTTTATGGGGCACAGCCAATAATGCCAGTTACTTAGGCAATCAACCTTCAGCAAATTACCTAAGAACAGATATTGACGGTACACTCAATGGTGTATTAACAATTAATAATGTAGGTGGATTAGTTTTAGGCACCAGCAGTAACTTACAAATTACTACGTCAGGTAATGATATTTCATTTAAGAATACTAAAAATAATGGTGATCTTAATTTTTATGCTAATGTCGGCGGAACAAATACTTTAGCATTTGGAATTGATGGAGCAACAGGCACAGCATCTTTACTAAGTGCAACACTTTCAGGTAGTTTAACTTTGGCAGCTGGTGCTTCAGTAACTGGCGCATTAAATGTTACAGGTGCTGGATCATTCTCAGGAAATCTAACTGCTCCTACACAAGCAGTAGGTGATAGCTCAACAAAAGTAGCTACTACAGAATGGGTAACAAATAATTCGCAGCTTTACAAATATAAAATTTATAGTGGTGCTGTTGGAACTAATCACATGTGGATTGATAGCACTATTCCGGGTGCTAATTTGGTGATTGGTAGTACTTTAATTATGCAGGCATCATCTACAGGAGTAGATTTAAAAAATGGTGCTATAGCAGTTACACAATCACAAACATTCAGTAGCAATGGAGATACTAAGATAGCAACAACGGCTTTTGCAAAAACAGCTACAACCTGGTGGGGCGGTTCAGCTAAATTTGTCAGTACCGCAGCTCCAGATGCAGGAGTTAACGATGTTGGCAGTAATAATGGAGATTTCTGGTTTCAAATATCCAGCTAATTTTAAGGTAAATATATAAAATAGGTACAAACAATGTCATATCCAATTACAACTACAGCTGGTGCAACACTGGCAACTATCGCAGATGGTACAGTAAATACTACCGCTACCAGCCTTACTTTGATCGGTAAAAATTACGCAGGTTATGGTAACTTCTTAAATGAAAACTATGTCAGATTATTAGAAAATTTTACCAATGTTACAGCACCCGCAAATGCTATCACCGGTCAATTATGGTATGATAGCAACGAGGATGTGCTAAAAGTTTACAATGGTACACAATGGAAACCTATTTCAAGTTCAGCCAGCAGTGCTACAGCACCAACAAATCCGGTAACTGGAGACCTTTGGTGGGACAGCACGAACTCACAACTTAAGGTGTGGAGCGGTAGTGCATGGGTTACTATTGGTCCTACATACACTGCAACTACAGGTACAACTGGTCCAATTGTTGAAACTATTAAAGATTCTAGTGGTAATGATAAAATTGTTACAAAATTTTACATCCAAGACAGCGTTATAGCAATACTGAGCAGCTCAGCTACATTTACCCCACAAACAGCAATATCTGGATTCACAGTAATTAATCCTGGATTTAATTTGATTAGTGCTAGCGCCTTGGCAGGAAGTCAATTTACTGGTGACGTAAGTAATGCATTGACCTTACAAGGAGTTAACGCAAGCCAATTCTTGCGTAGCGATCAAAATACTAGCACAGCATATAGCCTTACTGCCAGTGGTGGTGTAACCGCCGGGGGCGATTTAAATATCAGTTCAAACCCTATTAATAATGAAGCACAATTAAACAATACTACATTAGACAGAGATTTAAATATCTATGTTAATTCAGCAAACGTTAAAACAAGAATTATTGGTATTACAGGCAGTTCTGGAGCCGTAGCATTTGCTAATAGTGATGTAACTATTGGTAAGACTTTAGGTGTTACAGGCAACGTGTCGATCGCAGCTACTGCATATTTACGTGTATTAGGTAAAACCGTAGCATCAAGCGATATTGTTCCGATAAACACAGGCACGGTAAACATTGGTGAAAGCGGTAAAGTTTTTAATGCTGTGTATGCATCTGCATTTTCTGGAAACGTACTTGCATCATATATGACCATTGGTGGTAATCTTGTTCCAAACTTATCCAACGTGATAAGTTACGTACAAACCACAGGACAAAATTCACAAGGCGTAAAAACAGTCAGTGCGGCTGCACCTATAGGTGGAAACAACGGTGACGTTTGGTATAGGATCTAACGTATATGCCAGTATATGTTAAAGATTCCAGCACGTGGTATCCGTCTAAGCAGATCTATGTCAAGAATTCTGGTGCTTGGGTTGAGCCACAGGAAGTTTATATAAGAGACAGCGGATCATGGAAACTACTACACAAGGTAGTTACTATAAGTTCTAATACAAATAATTTAAATTTATTTTCATACATTGGGTCTCCTTCGATCCCTCTAACATTGCGAGTAAATATCAATTCAGGTGTGGTAATTGGTTCAACATCATCATCTACTCCTTCTTTAGAGTCTGGTAGCTTCCCCACAGGATCTCAAATTATCATTGTTAATGCTGGCACAATAAAAGGTGCAGGCGGTGCTGGCGGAACTGGAGCTAATTATGGCGGATCTGCTACCGCTGGATCAGCAGGCGGAACTGCTTTAAGTATCAGTGCAATTTCACAAGGTAATATAATTATTGATAACTCCACTGGATTTATTTATGGTGGTGGTGGTGGTGGTGGCGGTGGTGGATATTTCTCTACATCCAGTACATGTTTCCCAGCTGGTACATTGATTAACACGCCCAATGGATTGGTAGCGATTGAAACATTGAACTCTGGTGATTTGGTATATGGGTTTGATATCTATGCCGATCCAGGTGCATATAATTATGCTGCAAAGTTAGTAGCTAAACCTGTAACACAGGTATTTAAACATAGCTGGAGTGAAGCAGATGAATTCAGTAGATTATTAATCATCGATCATCAGCAGGGTACATTAACAATTACAGGCAATCACGAAGTGTTAACGTCAAGTCGTGATGCCACAGGACCTTATCCGCATTTTGTGCGTGCAGAACATCTGCAAATTGGAGACATTATCTATGACGATAATGGCAGCCCTACAGAAATTTTAGAAATAACACCAGGTGAGCCATATGATTATGTTTATAACTTTGAAGTTGCAGATGTACATACCTACGTAGCCAGCGGTATTCGTGTACACAACGGTGGTGGTGGTGGTGGTGGCAAGGGCACTTCATACTACTACTATGGTGGTGGTGGTGGCGGGGGTGGCGCTGGGGTAAATGGTGGAGCCGCAGGGTCGGGTGGTACCGGTGCTAACGGTAACGGATCAAATGGTACAGCAGGTAGTTCTACAGGCACCGCCGCAGGTGGTAATGGTGGTGCTGGCACAGCAACTGGTCAAGGTGGATCTGGAGGTGGCTTAGGCTCTACAGGTAGTGCGGGATCGGATACTAATGCAGCCGCAGGTGGAGCGGCAGGATACTATATAGTTGGTAACAGTTATGTAACATGGACGGCAATAGGAACAGTTGCAGGTCAAACAGCTTAAAGAGGAAAAATCAAAAATGACAACATTAAATGTAAAAATAGTAGGTGTTGAAGGCGAAGCAGTGATGGTTAAATTTGCCAGTGAGAACAGCGCAAAGAATATTGATGAGTACGAGTCAGTTGTTTATTATCCTAAGGCTATGGGATATCAATCAGTAGAAGAATTTATTGAAGGTGTCAAACCAAGCCTATTAGGCCAAGTTGCGCTACGGGATAAACAAGAATCTGCTCCCGCAGAATTGGATCTATCTGCATGGCACGGACACGAAAGCGCACATGAAATTAGTACAAATGATACAGAACAAACAGGTAAAGAAGTAGTTTTATAATAAGTAATATATAAAGAGCGATAAAATATGCCATACATAGTCACTACATCATCAGGTACTACGGTAGCTACCGTAGCTGATAATACTGTTAATACTACAGCTACCAGCATCGCCTTGGTAGGTAAAAACTATTCTGGCTATGGGGCTTTTTTAAATGAAAATTACATTAAGATATTAGAAAATTTTAATAATTCTACAGCACCATCAGCTCCACTAACCGGCCAATTATGGTATGATAGTGCTGCTACGTTATTAAAAGTTTATACTGGTAGTCAATGGAAACAGATAGGTACATCAACCGCTAGCGCAACAGCACCAGGCTCACCAACAGTGGGAGATCTGTGGTGGGACAGTGCAAATTTATTACTTAAAGTATGGAGCGGTAGTACATGGATTTCTATCGGACCATCAACTTCTGGCGGCACAGGTGGTGCTGGAGCTACAACCACTGGTGCCATTGTTGATACAATCGTAGATACTCTATCATTAAGTCATTCGGTAATAAAATTTAGTATTGCTAATCAAGTCGTAGCAATAGTTAGCAAGGATACTACAGCATTTACTCCATTTACTGCTATTACTGGATTCACAACAATTTATCCAGGTATAAACTTAGTAAATTCTACCGGGTTTCAATTTACAGGCAATGCTACAAATGCATTTACAGTAAATAATGTTTCATCGACTGCTTTTTTACGTAGCGATCAAAGTGGTTCTATTGCGGGATCATTGTCAATTGTTAACGATAATAATGGATTAACAATCGGAAACACTTCAACTCAAACTATTAGTGTCAGCAGTGGCGCTATTAAGATGCAAAATAATACCTTAAACAGTGATTTAAATATATTTGTAAATAAATCAGGAGTTTCGACACGGGTCGTTAGTTTTGCTGCTAACTCAGCATCAATATTACCGGGTGTAAATAATACCACAGAGATCGGCTCCAATAGCCAGTTATTTGCCAATGTTTGGGCAACTACGTTACGTGGTACAGCTATTACAGCAAATTACGCCGACTTAGCAGAAATTTATGCAACCGATCAAGAATATCCTGTTGGCACAGTGGTTAAAGTTGGCGGCACAGCAGAAGTAACTGCCGCAACCTACGGTGATCGTGCAATTGGAGTAATATCAGCTAACCCAGCGTTTTTAATGAATAATAATGCTAAAGGACAACCAGTGGCACTAAAAGGACGAGTTCCTGTTCAAGTACAAGGTACTGTTAAGAAAGGTGAGAAATTAATCCCTGCACAAAATATGTTTGGTAGTGCATCAGCAACTAATAGTGATATTGATTACTTTGCCATAGCACTGGAAGATCATCAAGCTGATTTTGGTGTCATTGAGTGTTTAATTTTATAAATTTATATATCGCAAACAACGGAATAAATAGTTAAAAGGGTTAAGAAAATATGTCATACGCATCAGGCGGATTAATTCAAGCAACAGATTATAATGAACTGGCACAAACCAATGTTGGTGGTAATATTGCCTTTGTATGGGGCACAGGTAGTAATCAGTGGGGATATGGCCAAACTACTACACAAATTGCCACTGTTTCTGCAAGTGGTACTGTTACTGCTACCCAGTGGGCTGGATTGATTTATACTTTAAATAAAACACTGGCACATCAAGGTGGAACTCAGTTGGCATCGGGTAGTAATATTGGGGTTACTTCTGGCGCATTAATACAATATTTTTCCAATGTTGCTACCGCGGCAACGACTATCGCTACTAATAGATTATCTTATGGATCATCTGGATCTACTACTACAGGTGCTAATTTTACTGGTACTATTTCATTCCCAGACTCTAGTAGTACGCAGTCTTCGACGATTTCAAGGACCGTGACATTTGCCAGCGGTAATGCGGCACGATATTTTTTTAATGCAGGCGGACGTTTGATTTTAGTGCTTACAGCAAGTAACAATAATGGTACCAGCCGAAGCGGCGACTTTGTCACAGTATTGCAGACCAACGTAGGCGGATCAACATTATTTGCTACATCAAGCACTCCACGCAGCGGCGCCGGTGGTACATTAAATTCACAAAACGCCGCATTAGGGTATTACAGCCTAACTACTTCTAATCAAACTGTAGTATCGGTAAATTCAGCTAGCGCAACCTACGTATATGCTGCCGGTGATTCTGTTGATATCCGTTTAAGATCTAATGGCACACAAGGGTCCAATGATGACAAAGGGTCAGTTATAACCATTGATATAATTACTACGGCTCAAGGTCAAGTTAGTTCAAATTTCAATGATGCTGTTAATGTTACATTAACCAGTAGAGTAGATATAGTCTACCCAGAAACTACATATCTAACAGATACCTGGGGAACCCCAACAATTACATAAATGCATTAATATAACAAGCACTCTACGGAGTGCTTTTTTTTGACCCCAATTTAGGTAGTGATAAATAGCTGCATGAGCGATATCAATAAACTAGTAGATCAAATCAAGCAAGCCACTGACTACCAAACTAATAAAAGAATACTACGTGAGAAGATACAAACAGATCTGCACGTAGCCTATGCTGGTGGTCTATTTAAGATTACCCCGGAACTTATAGCATTTCTCAACTGTTGGGACAGCGATCAATTGTTCCTTGAAGATGTATATAGAAATCCTATCAAAGTTGATCGAGTAGAATTCTTATCTCTGTGCAAACAACACTACCAAATGATAATGAATGCGTGGCATGTTCAACATGAAGAAATTCGACGTGCAAGAAAAATCTAGAGGTGTATTATTATTTGCCTTCAATACTGAAATCAACTATGTTGAAATAGCAAGACGTGCCGCATGTCTTGTTAAACATGTTTTAAATTTACCTGTTACATTAGTAACAGATAAAAATGTTAATTCTAAAGAATTTGATCAAGTTATTTTAGTAGAAAATACTCTCCAAAACTATAAGGTAGGTACACCGGGCATCTGGCGCAACGGAGATAGATTTCGAGCATATGAGTTATCTCCATACTACGAAACTATCCTAATTGATTCTGATTATTTGGTATTGGATCAAAATCTACTAAAATTATTTGAACAAGATTTTGATTATCGCATGATGACACACAATGATCTGCCAGATATTGAATGGCCGGCGGTTATGGGGATTTATTCTTTACCTTACCAATGGGCCACTGTGATATTATTTAGAAAAACTGTTAAATCTAAAATGTTATTTGACATGGTAAAAAAAATACAGCAGAATTATACGTATTATTTAAGATTATATCACGGCAAACACGGCAGTTTTAGAAATGACTATGCATTTACTATCGCCAATAACATTTTAAATGGGTATGAATTGGGAATGGATCTGGGCATTCCGTGGCCTATGCTGTCTTTTGACGGTGCTGTGCAATCGATTGATTTAAGAAATAATATGTTGGCCATAAAAGAAAAAGAAAAAGCGTACCTCATACCAAAACAAAATATACATGTTATGGATAAAGAATATCTGTTGACTGATAATTTTTTTAATTTTATAGAATCTATATGTCAAGATTAACGCCACATCAAGAACAACAAGGGTTTTTAACCATTGCCCAAAATGGGGAAATTAACTATTTACGATTAGCTTATGTACAGGCTATGAGTATTAAATTAACCATGCCAAATAGCAAATATGCTGTGGTAGTTGACAGGCAAACACTGGAGCAGATTACAGATCAACACCGTCAAATATTTGATTATATAATAGAACTGCCAGAAGATCATGCCAAAGATGACGAATGGAAATTATCAAATGAATGGCAGGTATTTTATCTGACTCCTTTTAAAGAAACTATTAAATTAGAAAGTGATTTGGTATTTACCCGTACAATTGATCATTGGTGGCCTACATTTAGATTAAAAGATATTGTACTAAGTTATGGTTGCAAAAATTATTTACAGGAACCAAGTTCCAACAGAACCTATAGACGATTATTTGATGACAATGAATTACCTGATATTTATAATGGATTAATGTATTTTCGATACAGCCAAACCGCCGCTGAATTTTTTTGGTATGCTGAACATATTTTTAAACATTGGGTATACATTAGAGATAACCTATTAAAAAATTGCAGGGATAAAGATCCAACTACGGATGTTGTGTACGCATTGGCAGCTAAAATAATTGGTCAAGAAAAGTGTGTCTTGCCTGGCATTGACTATATAAATTTTGTACACATGAAACCAGCAATCAATAAATTTAGCCAATTGGTTAAATGGAATGAATCTGTTATTTACGAAACAGAGTTGCCGATGATAAGAATCAATAATACAAACCAATATCATCCTTTACATTATTATGAAAAATCTTGGGTGACAGATGAAATCATTAGGGAATATGAACAATGTTTAGCGAAGAAGAATTTTTAAAGGCATTAGAAAGTTTTGGATCTATAGAGCCTCAATCTATAGAATATAGAATACACTATGATGATTTGGGCAAAATTACTATGTGTAGTATGCAAAACCACCCAAATGATACACAATATTTGGTTGTAAATCAAGAAATATATAACAATTATTTTCAATATAAAGTAAATGTTGATAAAAAAATTGTCGAAAAGATTGCAATTGACCCAGGAATTAGTGTAAAATTAAAGAAAAGTGATCATGGATATGCAGTAGTCAAAAATCATGCAGGTTTGATTTTAGATGCCGATGAATTGTACACGGAAATAGAATATTATGAATCAATTGATAACTGATATAGCAGATTTAGACTGCATCTATCTTAGCTACGATGAACCTAAGAAAGAAGAATTTTGGATTAAAATTCAAAACATAGTTCCATGGGCACGTCGTGTTGATGGTGTTAAAGGCAGTGATGCCGCACACAAAGCCGCGGCAGAAGCCAGCGAAACTGATCGATTTGTTTTGATCGATGGTGATAACATACCTGATGCAGAATTCTTTAATCTACAGCTAAGATTAAACACAGATAATAAAGACAAAGTGTTCCGTTGGAAGGCACGTAATCACATTAATGGATTAATGTATGGCAATGGTGGATTAAGTTGCTGGACTAAAGAATTTGTCTATGCTATGCGTACACATGAGAACAGTGATGGCAGCGAAGCCAATGATGTAGAGTTTTGTTTTTATCCAGACTATTGGGCCATGCATGACTGCTATTCAACTACGTATCCTAATGCCACACCATTCCAAGCGTGGCGTGCTGGATTTCGTGAAGGTGTTAAGATGTGTTTGGACAGAGGTAAGCGTCCGGGTCTGATAGACTTTGAAGTCAAAGTGCATAATCGCAACTACGATCATCTGTGTATTTGGCAAACAGTGGGTGCAGATGTTGAAAACGGCTTTTGGAGCATCTACGGTGCAAGACTAGGCACATGGATGACCATGCTGAATAATTGGGACTACCGTGATGTACAGGACTTTGATAAACTAGCAGTGCTATGGGAAGAATTTAAAAATGATGGTCCGGATAATTGTACCAGCATCGGAAATATCCTAAGACAGAAATTAAGTCTACCCATCGTAGACATGGACCCGGAAGAAAGCCGTTTCTTCAAACACCACTACAAAAGTGTATTTCGCAATCAAGGGCCAATGGTGAGAGAATGATTTCTTTAGTAAATAGAGATCGAGAAATATATGATTTAGAATATCGCATTGCGGATATTATTAACGAATATCAACAAACAGGTAAGGTAGATATCAATACAAATCAAGAAGGCCTGTGTCTTAAAAGAGTAAAATTTTACGATGTATTGGATTATGTGTGTGATCAATTTTCAATTGATAAGAAAAAAATAACAATACACACTTTCAATAGTTTAGAAAAACACGACGAGTATAATATAATTGTTAAGACAAGTCACTGGCTTATTAATACTAAAAGCAAAGTAAAAAAATACTACTGCCCTAAAATTAAGAAAGAAAATTTAAAAACTATAGGATGTTTTGTTGGAAGGGTTAGTTGGAATAGATTAATTGTATCATCTTGGTTACATAAGAATTACAAAGATAAATGTTTAATAAGTTTTAATTATAATCACACTGATATTGATAAGTTGTGTAGCGACCTTACAAAGATTAATTTTTATCAAGCAGATAGTCTTGGAGATGCTGTTGAGTTTTTAAAACATACACCTATATTGTTAGATAACCTATATCATAATAAGGACTCAAATGTAACGTATTCTGAGCACTGGGAATATGTTTTAAATTTATTAAATTACTACGATCAAATATTTTTAGATTTAGTTGTTGAAACTTACATAATGGGAAATACATTTTTCCCAACAGAAAAAACACTCAGACCTATCATAGCTAAAACTCCATTTATAACATTAGGGCCTGTGAACTATTTAGATAATTTGCGAAAATTAGGATTTAAAACATTTAGCCACTGGTGGGATGAAAGTTATGATTATTGTGAAGGGATACATAGAATCAACGAAATAAAAAAAGTTATTACAAATATTATGACATGGCCGCAAGAAAAACAGCAACAAGTATTAAAAGAAATGCAAGGAATTTTAGATTATAATTATAATCATTATATGGACAATTAATATGGTAACAAAAAGCAAATTTATGACATCGGCGGAAGAAATGAAAGAAAAGTTAGGACCTGCTCTGTGCTTGGCTAAATGGCAACAAGTGAGCCTGCACTTGCCTACAGGACTAAACAATAGCTGTTATCATCCGCCATTACATGAAATGGAAGCACAGGTTGTAGAATTTAATCCAAGTGCTATACATAATACACAGCATAAGAAAGAACAACGTAAAAAAATGTTAGCTGGCGAACGCCCTCGAGAATGTAACTACTGCTGGACAATGGAAGATGCTGGACACCTAAGTGATCGTCATTATCGATCAGGTGAACCTTTGGCAGCCGAACATT